CAATGCCGGTGGGATCCGGTGCCGTCGGTGCCACCGTGATCACGGGGGCCGGCAGCTGCGCGACGGAATCCTCGAGCGCCATCTGCGAGCGAATCAGCGCGGTCAGTTTCGGGATATCCAACGGCAGGCCGATGAAGGACGGCAGTCCGGCGCCATAGGTGGGCTCGAACAGATACCCGCCGGGATTGGTCAGGAGCCGGCGGAGCACCCGCTGCTGGCCGCGGAGTGTGCCGCTCGCGCTTGCGAAGTCGCCCGTGTCGTTGACGGCGAGATCGTCGCCGAAGTAGTGCGAGAGGTCGGTGAGCGTGCTCATAGCGTCGGCACCGTGATCGATATCGTCGGCACGGAGATGGAGCAGCTCGTGAACTTCGCTTCCGCCGAGGAGATCGCCGCCGTGAGAGCTGCGATCTGGGCGGTGAGCTCGGTCAGCTGCGCCACCATGGTCACGGCCGGTTTCACGAGCGGGGTGAGATAGGACGTGATGAGCTTCTCAACCCAGGTGATGACCGCCTGGGGCGTCGTGGGTGGTGTGAGCAGGGCCAACCACGGCTCGACCGCTGCGAACTCGGCCGTAATCGCATCTGTAACGGCCCCTAAGGAGGCAAATGCCGAAGTGATGAGCTCTTGGAGCTCCGCGCACGAACCCGCCTCATTGATCGAGTCGGTGAGCGCGGTGAAGTACGCGGTGTTGAGGGGACTTAGGCCTTGCGGGATCATGGCTAGTAGATGTTCGTGACGATGCCGTCTTGGACGGTGACGGTGTTGCCCGTAGGCGTGGTGAAGGTTCCCGATGCGCCGGTGGCGACGGCCAAGTTGCCATTCACACCGCTGATATTGATCGGACCCGTATGATCCCAGTTGTCCGCGGTGCTCGAGAGGCTCCCGTCACCGTTCAGCGTGATACTCGCGCCCTGGCCGTCCGAGAGCGCCAGGGCTCCCGTGTTCAGGAGCTTGAAGAACGCGCCCGACTTGTGCACCAGCCAGAATTCTCCCGAAGTCACGGGTAAGGCCTGGTCGACGTCGTTGAAGAAACGCAGCGTCGCATGCCCCGCCTCGCCGTTCCCTTCCGCGAAATCGACGAGACACATCTCCCCGAGCGCCGGAGGTGCGTACATGCCCCATCCCGCACCCACCCAGACTGCCCCCAAGGGAAGCCAGCCAGTAATATTCCCATCGGGCTGGAGCGCCACTTTGACGGCGTAGCGCGCGGGGTCGTAGCTATAGACCAGGCCGATCTTGGGCTCCGCGCGCGCGTTGTTCGAGCCCATCGCGGCGGCCCGCACAGCGTTCTTGAGCCGGGTGGCGCCTCTCACAGATCCACCGTCGATTCGGGGCTGTGATTCTTCGCCGAGAGTTGCATCCGGTAGCCCTCGCCGATCGACATCGAGCGGATCACCGACTCGGGGTAATAGACCTGATCGAACGGAGTGCCGGTACCCTGCACGGTCACGAGCATGCGAGTCGTCAAGAGGTTGTCCCCGGGCAGGCTCGCGTCCAAGCGCATCTCGTGCTGCGAGATGCTGGTGAGGAGCGCCTGGGCCCGAAGGAGCGCCTGTTGCTGCGTCAAGCCCGGGATGGAGTAGCTGTAGGTTTGCGGCTGGCCATACGCAATGGTGGTATTGCGCAGCACCTTGTTTTTGGTGTGCGGGGCTTTCGCCGTCACGCTGAAGCCCTTTTTCTGCTTCGAGTTCCAGCTGCGCACGATCACGATCACATCTTTGGTGAGCGTCAAACTCCGCGCGAATTTCAACTCCATGAGGTTCGCCTGTGGAGGGGTTGTGGGCGTCCACTGGATGACGTACGTCTCCGAGCTCGGATCGGGAACGGGCTGAAAATTGAGCGTCGTCCCCGAAACCCACACCGAACACCCCTCCTGGCGCGCGAGCCAGGTGAGGAGGTCCCACTCGGTGTGCTCCGCGGTCAGGCGCGCGTGGTCGATCTCGTAGTAGGAGCCGACGGGCTGGGTGGTGTTCACGCTGTTCGCCGTCATGTTATGGCGCGCGGCTAAGATCTCGACGACCTGGTAGGAGTACTTGTTGGTAAACGCCTCGGTGGTCTTTGCATCAATCAGCTGCGAGGTGTAATCGCGCCCCGAGAGCTCGATCGTGTTCTGCAGGGGGTCATAGAGCATGTCATCCACCCGCCCGATGATGAAGCTCTGCAGCTCATTCGCCGTCGGTGCTTGAGGATTCGCCGGGAAGCCGGCAAGGATCTCGACGGAGAGATCGCCCTGGGCGGTCAACCAGGCGGCGTTCTGTGCGGTCGGTAACGCACCCGCGGCGAACGTCACCTTGAAGGTGTCCGCCTGATAGTTCGAGTTGTTGTCGACGTCCCACGAAACGACGCCCGCGAGGCCTGCGCCATTGACTTTGACGAGCGAGCGCGGCGCGCGCTGCAGGGCGGTCATGGGGAGGACGTTAAGCATTGAGCACGCCTCCGCTCGCATCAGCGACCGAGGGGATGTAGAGCGTCACGGTGCCGACGATGAAAGGGTCCGTGAGACCGTTCGCCTTGGCGATGCCGGTCCAGGCCATCGGGTCGCCGTATTGTTCCTCGGCGATGCGAAAGAGGTTTCCGCCGGCGACCGTGATCACGTTGGGCGAGGTCTTCACGGTCGAGAGATTCGTCGCCATGCGCCCGAGGATCGCCTGAAGCTCGTAGAGCACCTCGAGCTCCTCGATGTTGATGACCTGAGTCGCCAAACTGGCAGCACCGCCGGTGGAATTCGGGATGAGCCCACCGAAGGTCGTCACCGCGGAGAGGACTGCCCCGCAGGTCCCGACAAGCGTGTTCACCCGGGACTGCACCGCAAGGAGCGGCGTGAGCACGGAGTTCACGACACTCTGTGCAGCGGAAGCAAACGAGGAAACCGCACTGATCGCGCTATCGAGCGTTTCAAGGAGGGCGCTCAACGGGCTATCGCTCACCCCAGCGGCCAATACCGTTACGCTCCCCAGATCAGCGTTGATTGCATCATCGACCGCGGCCGGGGCAAGCGTTGTGGTCTGGTTCCCCAAATCCGCAAGCACCGTGCAGGAAATCTGATAGGGGATCTGATTGAAGCGCTGAAAGTCCGCGTGAAATTCCGCGACGATCACGCTGTAGTTGAATTCCGAGAAGGTGAGCGACTGGACAGTGCCCAGAATTCGCAGGGTATCCAAGTAGCGCGCTCGATCGACCGCGCTGGATCCGTAGAAAAGCCCGCCCCACTCGAGCGCTGCATCCGCCCGTCCCATCGTGTCGATGACGCGTGTGCCGCCGATGAGCTCATGCACTGCAGTACGCTGGCTGCCACCCACTTTGATGGAAGAGGGGACCTCGAGCCCGGAGAACTCGAAATCGCCCAGCTTCACGATGGTTTGCGGCTGCATCAGTAAACACCGTTCATGCCGACCGAGGGCAGGGTCATGGTGGGGTCGAACGCTTCGCCACCCGTGGGCTTGAAGGCCGCGGCCTGGTGATTCGACACGACATCGGCAACCGTCCGTCCATCCAAGTTGATCCGCGTATGGACGGTGGTCCCGGAGCCGCCTTTGCCGTGGTAGATGTACTTACCCTTATCGGCGGGATTGTTAGGGTTGTAATCGTCCTGCCCGGAATACAGGGCGCCGAGCTTCTCGCTCCAGTGGAATTTCTTATCAAGCCAAGAGGTAATCGCATAGCTCGATGCGGCGACTCCGGCCAGGGCTACCAACGGAACCGCAATAGCGGCGAGGCCTGCGGCGGCGCTCACCAGGAGGCCGCCCAAGCCCGCGATGCCCGGAATGAGCGCGAGGCCGCTGAATCCTGCGACGATGAGCGCGATGGTGCCACCGAGGGCTGCTAACCCTGCAAGCGCAGCACCGATGCCTAGAATCCACTTGGTCGTGGTCGGAAAACTATGCGCGAACCAAGTGATGCCCTTGACCGCGGTGAGCAGATAGCCCATCGCCTTCGTCACGAGCGGCAAGGCGGCCTCGCCCAGCTCAACGAGCATATTTTTATATTTCGCACTCAAGTCGCTCCATTTTTGGTTCGGATCCTGGTTGTACTGGTTGATGACCTGATCCGCCCCTTGCGCATTTTTAGCGAGGTTCGCATCGCGGATGGCCTGAATGGTCTGCGTGTCTAAGATCGAAGCCTGCCCCGAGGCGTTACGATTCGAGAGCAGGAGGTTTGTCCACTTGAGGATGCCCGCCTCATCGGTGACACCGTGCGCGGCGAGTGCGCCCAAGAACGTCGTGCGATACCACTCTGCGGGGTTACTTTGAAAGAGCGCGCTGTCCTTGATGTCCTTGAGCACTGTCGAGGTGCTCATCTTGCCGCCCACCGTGCCGCTCGTGACTTCGCCGACGGTTCCAAGGCCCATCTGCGCAAGCATGCTCATGGTCTTCACCGGCGTGCGCCCGCCGACGAGATTCTGATACGCGCTCATGAGCGCCGTGCCGGCCCTGGCGCCGCCCTGCTCCTGCAGCACGAGCGCGAGATTCAAAATGCCCTCATCGGAGAGTCCGCGAAACGCGGTGCCGCCCATCTGCGAGAAGGCGCCCAGATCCTTGAACTGCGTGAACCCGCCCGAACCCGTCACGATCTTCTCGGCAAGATTCAAGGCGGCCTGGTATTTGTTCTCATCGCCGCCCAACGCGCCGCGGCGGTCCATGAACTTCGTGAGCGAGCGCGTGGCTCCCTCATCGAGCCCCTCGATCTTGCCGCCGAAGATCGCGCTGTTGGCGACGTTCAACTGCGCGAGCTGGCCGGCGTGCTTCTGTGCTTCGGTGTAACTGCCGAAAAGGCCCACCGACTCGGCCAAGGTGGTCATGAGTTCGGTCGCCGAGACGTTCATCGTCTTGTTCGCCCGAGCGAACTTATCGGCCTGGGCGTTGACCGCATCGCCCAAGTTCAAGGTCTTGAGCTTGCTAAACGCTAGCTCGTACTCGCGTGCGGCCTTGATCGGCCCGCCCAGGAGATCGAGGCCGCCGATACCGGCCGCCAACGCCGCGCCGCCAACCAAAGCCGTGGTCTTGATTTTCTTCCACGAGGCCTCGAGCGCGAGGATCTGTGCCTGAGTCTTGCCGATCGTGCCCTGCAAAATCTTGAAATGCCCCGCGATACCGAGCAGCCCGCCCGAGACGTCTTCCACGAGTTTTAGGCGGACCGCGACCGAATAGGCTTCGAATGACACACTAATCCTGCAACTTGATCAGCTGTCGATTGATCGTGGTGCCGGTGAGCGTCTCGATCACCGCCGCCGCACAAAGCCCGCGGATGTGGTCGCGATTTTTCCAAAGGGCGGGGCCTACGACGGGCCGCGGCGGCATGCGCTTAGTTCCGTACTCGTGCTCGACCATCACGGGGTCGGTCGAGCCGACAACCCCCACGAGCCCATCGGTCTCGTACTTGAAGCTCTTCTTCAAGTTCCCAAAGCGCTCGAGCGGTGCGTTCGCAGGCGCCCCCAGGTGCGCCTTCTCGAGCTCGGTTTCGTCCGCGAGCGGCTGCCACGCTCCGTAGGGTCCAGCCGCATCCTGGTAATCGCCGATCTGCGCCTTCATGTCCTTTTTCAGTACCTTCAGGCAATCCTCAAGGGAGCGATGCACCAGGGTGTGAAAGGTCACTTCGATCGCGACCAGATGTTCCGCAAACTCGAGCACCGAGAATTCGCGCATTTCTAAGGGTCCTCAAACGTCATGCGATTCCAGTTGAACTTGCCGCCCTCTTGCTCGGAGAAGACGATGCAATAGGCGGCGCGGGTGATGTCATCGATTCCGAAGGCGATGTCGAAGTCGAATCCGTTTCGCACGAGCCACAGGCACTCCCTCACGGCCGGTGAGGTAGCTATTTTTTTATGGCTGCCTTGTCGACCTCCGGATCGCCAACAAGGAAGTTGGCCTTCACTCCTTTCATCACCGCGTCGAGCCCGTCCTCATCCAGACGTTGAATCAGAGCATCCAATTGCAGTCTCGATGTCGGCTGCACGATGAGATCCCCATCGATCGATGTCACGAAGATCAAGGGGACCACAATGCTCATCCAGACTTCGTTTTTAGCGGCCTCACCACCGGCCACCTCGATGATCCGGTACTGCGCCAGGACACCGGGCTTCTTTAAGATGATCTGCCGGCCGCGCGCATCCGTGACCGTCACCTCGACGGCCGCCTTCGCGAGCACCTGGGCGCGGGGAGAGTCAACCAAAGTCACTTTCGCGTTCATGCGACCTTGAGGCGCGTCTGGGCGAGAAAGGACATCTTCTGCTTGACCGTCGCGTCGCCCTTCCAGGCGCCCGCGTCGTCGTACTTCAAGAGCACGTTGAGATAGCGCCACTGGCTGACATTGCCGTTCGGCTCCTGAATGATCTGCGTGATGCTTGCCGGCTGATCCTGGACACCGGCGTAGTAATCGGCTTCGATCTGCGCGAAATAGTCATCCAGGGTCGAATCCATGCGGTCGTAGTCAAAACTCCCCGACCAGCCATCCGGAAATCTCACGTGGCGGGTGATCCCATCCAGGCCTTTGATCTTCTGATCGATCGTGTCCTGCTTCGACATGAAGCCGGTGATGAGACTCACCCCGAGCGGCGCGCCGTTTGCGACGATGACCAGGGTCACATCGCTACCGACTGAAAACTGATTAACGGGCATGGGATTTCCTTACGCGGCGAGTGCGGTGGAGGACTTGATGATCTGGACCGAGGTGCCGCCCTCGACGTTCACTAAGAATTTCTCGATGATCGCCAAGTACTTCACCTGCACGTCGACCTGCATGTAGCCGAGAGCCACGCGGCTTGGTGGGTTGTTCGAGGCGTTCAAGGTGACGCTGTAGGCAGGACCGCCATTGGGGTCCCCGATCATGCCGGCCTGCTGCAAGTTATCGAGGAAGGACGAGATGGTCGCCAAGGCCTGGGCTCGGACGGTGGCGCTCTGGAGCTTGCCGATGAAAATGCCCATGCCGGCCTGAAAGGTGGTGACCAGATAATTCGTCATGCGCACGTAGTTATCGCCGTTGATCACGGGGTTCGATGAGCTGTTGTGGCCGAACCGTGCACCGAAGTAGGACCCGCCGGGGACGGGATTCGTGATCACATCGATCCCGGCGTTCGCGAACTGCGTCAGGTCCGCATCCGAGTAGGTGGTGTTCGTATAGCTCTTCTGCGTGCCGACGATTCCTTGCATCGGCTTATTGAGCGAGGACTGCTCGGGCGAGAGGCTTGCGAGCTCGCCGGCGAAGAAGGCCTGCGGGGAGACGACCCTCAGCACATTGTTGGTGGTGTCGAGCCAGTACACCCAGTCGCCGAAGCAGAGCTTCGCGCCATAGGAGTCAAGGCCCGCGGTCGCCTTCGTGGTGGCTTCCGTTGAAATCGTATCTCCGGAGGGACCGACCAGCTGCATGTAGGTCCCCTCGCCCAAGCCATAGGCGACCTGCGCGCCCCAGGTGGTCGAGTCGTCGCAATCGCACAGCATGCCGATCGAGGCCCTC